AAAGTCTAACTATAGAATGGCCTCTTATGAAAGATTCTATAGATATAAAACAAAAAAATAAAATAAAGGAATTTTTAGATAGTAAAGATGTCAGATTAACATCAGGAAAAAAAGTAAGGGAATTTGAGGAAGCTTGGTCTAAATGGCTTGGTGTCAAATATTCCTGTTATGTCAACTCTGGAGGAAGTGCTAATCTTCTTCTTCTTGACTGTGTAAAGGAACTTTTCTTTTCCGAAGAAACTTTAAAAGAACGACATATAGGTGAAAGTAGTTCTATCTTTGTCTTAGTTCCGTCTTGTACATGGGGAACCTCTATAGCTCCTCTTATGCAATGCGGGTATACACCTATTTACTGTGATATAGATCTGGAGACTTATAGTTTTGATGAAGCCTGCCTTGAGAAAATAAAAAATGATTTAGATAAGGGATGGGGGGATAAGCATCGTCAAAGGTATAATATCGATATCGTGTGGATTACCCATTTAATGGGATCACCCTCGAATGTAGAACGTATCAAGAAATACTTTCCTAATGCCATGATCTTGGAGGATTGCTGTGAATCACACGGAGCCAAGGCTTTAAACGCTACACAGAAGATAGGGACCTTGGGAAAGGGATCAACTTTTAGTTTTTATTTTGGACACCACATGACAACCGTTGAAGGAGGAATGGTATCGACAGATGACAAACATCTTTACAATATGATGCGGATGAAGCGTTCTCACGGGTTGGCAAGGGAAGCTCTCCCTGAATATTATAGCAAGTATATACGTGATTTCCCTGAAGTCGATAAGCGGTTTCTTTTTCCGGTAGCAGGTTATAATTTCAGGAATCAGGAAATTAATGCTGTCATTGGTCTGGAGCAATTGCCAAATCTGGACAAGTGGATAAAGATACGTCAGGAAAACCTGCATCGGTTTAATCGTATATTGTTTAAATGTAATAAGGAAAACAAGTCTAATCTCTTTAAACCTGTGAAGGAAAAGGGAAATAGTTCCTATGCTTTGGCTTTTGTATGCTGTAGTCCTGATTTAAAGACAAGTCTGGACAGACATTTGACGACTCACTATAAGTTTGAGACACGTCCCTTTATTGCCGGAAACATCCTGAGACAGCCTTTTATCTACCATAAAGACCCTTATTCGTTTAAAAATGCAGAGTTTTTGCATAAAAATGCCCTGTATATAGGGAATAATCAGTTCCTTACCAAGGAAAATTTTGATATACTTGAAGATATTCTCCTTGATTTTACTAAAGAATATCGGAAAACCCATGAATGCTCCTGTCGTAAAACGTAATCCTCACATAAAAACCAGAGGATATGGACAAAGTAACCACGTTCTCTATAAAAATGTTTCATCACCGGAGTTAAAAAAAAGAATAAAGGAGATGGCAGCTGACAGGAAAACCAATTCCAGTGGATATGATCTTCAGGAAATGCGTCAGGAATGGCGGCGGCGACAGAATGGTATTGTAAAAAAAGATAACGAAACCTATAATAAGAAAGTCATGTTAGAACGTCCAGAAAAATCTGAACCTTTCAAGAAGCCTCGCTTCATTACCGGAATGTCTCCGAAGCAGGAAAAATTTTGTATGGAATACATGGCTACCGGAGATGCTCTAGTTGCTTATAAGGCTGCTGGTTATGCGGAAGGTTCCAACGTAGCTCAAACGAATAAAAGAGCCAATGCTCTTTTGAAAAGTGAACGTATAGAAAAGCGTCTTGAAGAATTACGGAAAGAGGCAATACATCACATGGCTTGGAGTTCGGATAAAGTTCTGAATAGTTTTAAAGAAGTTTATGACCATGCTTTAAATAATGGTGATTATACAAATTGCAATCGCTCTTTGGAATCCATAGCGAAACACCTTGGCATGTTTATTGATAGAATGGAATCAAAAATAAAATATGGTCATCTTGAAAGCGGAGATACTCAGGAAGATGTTAACCGAGATATTGAAAGACTTGCTGAGATTGCCGGGTTCAAGGTTGTTCAAGGTGGTAAAAAAAATTAAAAGAATATAAAAATGGCAAGTGATACTTATTTATCATGGCTTTTAAAGAAATTGGGAAAAGGAGCTGCAAGTCCAGTTACTACAGGTCTTCAGGTAGCCTTATCACCTACACCCACTTCTTCTGAAGATACACTTCCAACAGGATTTACAACAGGTCGTGCTGGATCTAAATATACTATTGATTCTTCTAAGCCAACTTCAACACAACGATTAAAAAAATATTTAGATGATAGACCTGATAGTCGTCAACCTCCATCACAAAAAACTATTTATTTAGATGAAAAAAATAAAAAGCTTGCTTTAGAATTAGTAAATTCAATAGATATGGATCTTACTTTTAAACCTCCATCAGATGCAACGAAAAGAATTTCAGAAATTATTTTAAATAAAAATTATGGACCTAGAAAAAAAGGAAGTTCTTTAGGAAAAATAAATTTTTCTATGGTTCCTCAAAAAGGTTTGTATCCTTTAGAAATTTATGGAGCTGGTAGACTTCCTAAAGGTCAAATCGGACCTTTTATATCACCATCAGGAAGTACAGAGGGAATACATCTTGGAAGTATGATTAAAGATTTACTATATAAAAAAAGAAGTGGTGGAGCTATTGAAAGAAATCTCTATAATTATGAACCACGGGCTATATAATAAATGGATATTCAAAAATACAGAGACTTTATTAAAAGTAGTGACTTTGATGATCTCAAGGAAGAAAAAGAAGATAGACTTCAAACAATAGAAGATTTGTATAATCCGGGTCTTCACTCACCGGGTACATTAGGCATATGGCAACTGATGGATCGTGTCCAGTTTATGATTGCCCTGTTTCATAATCAAGTTGGCTTACACCCTTCTATGCATAATCCTGATAAGGATTTTGATAAGGTACGGGATCAGGTGGCAGTTCTTGCACAGGATATGTTTATTTTATTTAGTCTTGTAATGGAGCAGCAATCCAAAAGAGATTCTTTAGTTAATTAAAAATGGAAACTATAAGTAGTACAGCTTCAGAAACAAGTCGGCAGCTACGTGATCACATAATCGAATCAATTATAAGTAATTCGCAAAACGATTTTTTTACCTTTCTTCGTACTGTAGCCCCGACTTTGATTGCTGATTTTAAAATGGGTCGGCATATTGAACTGATAGCTTCAAAGTTACAGTCTGTTGAAGAGGGAAAGCTGAAACGCCTGATGGTTTTTCTTCCACCCCGTTCCAGTAAATCTCTTATTTGTTCAAAGCTTTTTCCCGCATGGTACATGGGACGACACCCTAATCATGAAATCCTGACAGTTTCCCATTCAGATCAGCTCTCCAGTGATTTTGGTAGAGCTGTAAGAGATATTGTTAATACAGAGTTATTCCACAGTATTTTTCCAACAGTTTCTCTTAGAAGTGATGTCAGGGCTGCAGGAAAGTGGCAGACAAATCAGAATGGGGTTTACTATGCTGCGGGTGTTAAAACACAGATTGCGGGTCGGGGTGCTCACGTTGCGATTCTAGATGATGTCATGTCGGAAGAAGATGCTTTCAGTGCGGCAGGACGTAGGTATATAAAAGAATGGTATCCGGCTGGTCTTCGAACCCGGTTAATGCCGAATGGATCTATTGTTATTATTAATACACGTTATCATGAAGATGATATATGCGGATGGTTACTGGGAGCAGCACCACCTGATTATAAAGAAAATACAACAAGAGATACTTCCTTGGATTGGGAAGTCATAAAGATACCTGCATGGTTGGATGATGAATCTTCCAAGTTATTAAATCTTCCTTTAGGCAGTTCTTACTTTCCTGAATGGAAACCACATTCAATTTTGAAACAGGATGAAGATGAAATAAAAAGACATAATGGAAGTAAGTATTGGCAATCTCTTTATATGCAGGACCCCACCCCGGATGAAGGTGGGATTTTAAAAAGAGAATGGTTTAAAAAATGGAAGGGAAAAGATCCTCCTGATTGTGAATTTATTATTCAGACTTTTGATACAGCTTTCAGTGTTAAGACAACAGCAGATTTCAGTGTTCTTCAGACATGGGGTATTTTTGATAAGTATGAAGTTGATAGTTCAGGAAGGGAAAGACTTGTTCCTCATTTAATTTTATTGGGAAATATCAGGGATCGATTTGAATATCCTGAATTAAGATCGACAGCACAGGATGAATATGATAAGCATACACCAGATGCTATTATAATTGAGAAAAAGGCATCAGGTCAGTCCTTGATACAGGATTTAAGAAGGGCTGGTTTACCTGTATTGGAATATACACCGGATCGTGATAAGGTAAGTAGGGCAACAGCATGTACACCTTTTTTGGAAGCAGGACGTATCTGGTTACCGGAAAATCGTGGTTGGGCAGGTGATTTGATAAATGAAGCGGCAGCATTTCCAAGTGGAACGCATGATGATCAGGTTGACTCAATGGTAATGGCTATTCTATACATGCGTGATTCTTGGCGTGTAGACCATCCTAATGATCCCCGCTTTGATGAAGATGAAGATAATGATATTTATAAAAAACCCAGAAAAGGTTATTGGAGATTTTAGAAATGGCTGGAAAAAAACAAGGATATAAAGCACGTTTAAATGAACGCCTTGGGATGACTCGTGGTAAAGAATCAGGTAAAAAAATGTCAAAAGCAGGTCGAGCTGCGGTTTCACGAGCTACACGTAAACCTAAAGGATCTTATGGTTTTAAAAAATCTAAAAAAGCCTGATAAAATTAAACATTATTTGGTTCGTCCTAAAATAGAGGATTACAAAAATCCAAGTAATCATTTTCAAGATGTTTGTAAATATCTTGTTTTAAAATTTGAGGATACGTATAAAAAATGAAAAAAGAAATTACAGTCAACGCAGGTGGTAAAGTTGAACAGAAGATTATCAATACGGAAATAAAAAAATCTCCGCCATCTGTTTCTATTGGTCCAGTAAAAGCTTCCCACGATAATATAGCTATAGCTGTTGGTGTTGTTCTTGTTTTAGCTTTAGCGTGGGTTATCATTAAAAAGTGGTGGAATAAGAAAAACAAGTAACATAAATAAAGGAGTATAGGTTATATGCCTATAGTAGAGCGCAACGCTTTTATTCCTTCTATTGTTGGCGTTGATAATGAAGAAGAAGATTACGAAGATCAATCTTCAATTGAAATAGAAATTGAAGGCGATGGAGATGACTCTTCAGTTATCATTGCTATGGATGAAGATACGGCTGCACTTATGGCAGCTGAACAGGATCATTATATAAATATTGCTCAGTTTCTGGATCAGGCTGATTTAGTTCGAATTGGTCAGAATGCTGTTGATCAATATGAAGCAGATAAATCTTCCCGTGAAGAATGGGAATCAACTTTTGAACGTGGGTTTGATCTTTTAGGTTTAAAACTAAAAGAAACATCAGAACCTTTTGAAGGAGCCTGTACAGCAGTTCATCCTATTTTAATAGAATCAGCTGTCAAGTTTCAAAGCAAAGCTTCAAATGAATTATTTCCGGCAGTCGGTCCTGTAAAAACAGAAATTATGGGAAAGCTTACACCTGAAAAAGAAGAACAGGCTAACCGGGTTCAGAACTTTATGAACTATCAGGTTACGGAACAGATGTCAGAATTCTTTGATGAATTTGAACGAATGCTTTTCCACCTTCCCTTAATTGGTTCTGCTTTCAAGAAAATCTATTATGATATGAATAAGGAACGTCCTGTTTCCGAATTTGTTCCCGTGGATCATTTCTTTGTTTCCTATAATGCAACAGATCTTATGTCGGCAAATAGATATACTCACGTTATCTATAGGACACCTAATGATTTAAGAAAAGATATTGAAGCTGGAATGTACATTGATCCAGATAATGGTTTACCTGAACCACAAAGTCCCCAGTTAAATGGTATTACTTCCAAGATTGATGAAATCATGGGACGGTATCCTTCAGAAGAATATGATAATCAGTATGTTTTACTTGAACAGCATTGTTATCTTGATTTACCGGAACCGTTTAATAATGATAATGGTGTAGCTGATCCTTATATTCTGACAGTTGAAGAATCTTCAGGACAGGTTCTCTGTATTCGACGTAACTGGCAGAAAGATGATCCTAAAAGAGAAAAACTAACTCACTTTACACATTATAAATTTGTACCCGGATTTGGTTTTTATGGTCTTGGTCTTATGCATTTCTTAGGAAATCTG